TGCGGCAGCTGAAGCACTTGATGTTCATTATCAAGCAATCAACAGAATTATATTTGAATAGGGAGTAACTTATGGCAACTAGACTAACTGGCTCAGATGTCACAGCAGTCTTTATAACTGCCGATGCTCAAGTATTAGATGCAAATGGTATTTCAGTAGCAGCAGCAGTTGGAAATAATGCAGCACTTACTATAGGTGGTGCGTTAGCTGACGGAGGCTCTGTTACCAATGTTGGTGGAAGGATTGTAACGATCCTTTCTGCTGGCAACGATTCAGCTAAATCATTTAATGTAGTAGGAACTGATGTAAATGGTGATTCTCAAACTGAAAATATTACAGGTGCTAACGCAGGTACGGCTACTGGTTCTAAATACTTTAGAGTAATAGCCTCAATAACTGCTGTTGGTAATCCAGCAGGTGATGTTTCTGCTGGTATTAACACAGCAGTTGCAGATGTTATTTTCGGTGGTAGATCAAGATTGCAAGGCATGAATGTAGTGTGTTCAGGAACAGCAGGTAATTTAGACTTTGTAAATACCTCGCCTAATGGAAGTAGCATCTTTAAATTAGGATGTGTGGCTTCTGCTACAGCAACTAGAGATATAACTATTCCTGACAGTGGAATTGTTTTTAGTGATGGTATATTTATAAATTACACAACTGCAACCTTTACATCAATGACAGCGTTTCATGCTTAAAGATGGCAACATCAAATAGCAAAAATTTTGAACCTGATGTAGGTGAGTTTGTAGAAGAAGCGTTTGAACGATGTGGTTTAGAACTTCGTACAGGCTACGATCTTAAAACAGCACAAAGAAGTCTTAATCTTCTGTTAGCAGAATGGTCTAACAGAGGTTTAAACCAATGGACTATTACACAGAAAACTGTAGCAATGGTTAAAGATACAGCTTCTTATACTGTAGACACTACAAATGGCACAGCAACCATTGATGTTTTAGATGCGTTTATGAGGCAAACCACTGGTGGTAATGACTCAGATTTGTCTATGGCAAGAATCAGTCGTTCTCAATATTCATCTATTCCAAGTAAATCACAAACAGGTCAGCCAAATCAATTTTTTGTAGACAAGCAGATAACACCAACCATTACTGTTTACCCAACTCCTGATAAATCTAGCACCTACACTGTGCACATGAATGTTTTAACAAGGATGGATGATGCAGATGTTGGTGCTAATACCATGGACATGCCTTATAGGTTCTATCCATGTTTAGCAGCAGGTCTTGCATACTACCTATCATTAAAAAAAGCACCTGAAAGAACTCCCATGCTTAAACAATTGTATGAAGAAGAGTTTTTAAGAGCCATGTCTCAAGATGAGGAAAGGGCATCGTTTCGTGTCAGTCCTGATCTTAGGAGCTATAACTCACCATAATGTCTGCTTTTGCAAGTAACAAAAATGCTTATGGCATTTGTGATGTCAGTGGGTTTCGTTATAAATTAAAAGACATGAAAAAAACATGGAATGGTTTTTTAGTAGGACCTGACATGTTTGATCCAAAACATCCACAGTTAGACCCTAGAACTGTTGCTACTGATCCACAAGCATTAAAAGACCCAAGACCTAATAATGCAGATGACAATAACTTTTTTACAGTTTACACAAATGTAGGTTTAGGTATTTTAGGAAAACAATTAACAACTTATGAAGTTACCTGTAGCGTAGGTTCTGTTACTATAGATATAACATGAGTTTTACATTAGCCACATTAAAAACAGCAATAGGAAATTATTTAGAATCTTCTGAAACTACTTTTACAACAAATTTACCTACTTTTATTAAAGAAGCAGAAGAAAGAATTTTAAAATTTGTTGAATTGCCTGAGCAAAGAAGAAATGTACAAGGCGTAACCACAGCAAGCAGTCGTTTTTTAGCTTGCCCTACTGATTTTTTAGCTCCCATGAGCTTGGCTATTATTTCAAATGACACTTACACATACCTTGATTTAAAGCATGCTTCTTTTTTAAAAGAATATAGTCCTACCACAACTGTTACAGGTAAACCAAAATACTATTCAATTTTTAGCCAAAGTTCTTTTGCTCTTGCACCTGTACCTGATGTAATTTATACAGTAGAATTACATTACTTATATAAACCATCTTCTTTAACAAGTGGTAGTGACAGTGGAACGACAGTTCTTAGTACAGATTATCCTGATGCTTTACTCTATGGAAGTTTAGTTGAAGGTGCAATTTTTCTCAAAGAGACTCCTGATGTCATTGCTCAATTTGAAGCAAGATTTAAAGAGGCAGTAATGAGAATGAAAAACTTATCAGAAGGTAGAGATACTAGAGATGAATACAGATACGATAGCCTACGCTCAGTAGTATCGTAATGAAACCAATAAAATCGCTTGAGGGCAAGAAAATTGCCTTGTTAGGTCTTGGCATATCACAAATAGATTATGTGATTGGCAAAGAAAATGGTAAAGAATGGGATGAAGTTTGGGGTATAAACTCAGCTTGTAGCGTATTTAACTTAGATCGTTTGTTTATGATGGACCCTGCTAGTCGATTCTTTGACAGTGACGATGCAGGCAAACAAACCATTGTTTTGCGAAAGATGTTGCCTGAATTAAAAATTCCTGTTTACACTTGTGAGTTAGACAAAAGAGTACCAAAAGCAACTCTTTTTCCAATTGAAGAAGTGGCAAATGCAACTCAGTGTGCTTATTTTAACAACACAGTAGCCTACGCTTTAGGTTTTGCAATGTGGAACAAAGTAGAGTCTATTGATCTTTTTGGCATAGATTTTTCGTATAGAAACGATTTACATTTTGCAGAAGCAGGAAGAGCTTGTGTTGAATTTTGGCTATCAAAAATGATGGACAATGGAATCACAGTAGGAGTTAGTCCTAGATCAACAGTATTGGATGCTGATGTACCACCAACTGAAAAACTTTATGGCTACCATCGTTTAGATAAACCTTTTGTGACTGTCATTCATAATGACAAATGGATTATTAAACCTTACGATGAAGTTGACCAAGATTTGCAAAAAGAAGGTTTTAAATTGCAAGATCATGAATTACCACCTGAACCATACAAAGGATAATGTCAGATAGTTTTATACAATTAGGTCAAATAGAAGTACACACTACTAATAATAAAGGTCACGATCCTGAGTTTTGGGCACAACAAACTACAAATAAAATTTTAGGAATCTCAGAAAACGCACCTGAGCATGTCAAGTTACAAGCTGAGGCTTTCAAAAATCACATTTATAGTATAATCTTATCTAATATAAACAACGCCATAGATTCAAAAAAAGTTACTATGGTAGGTTTGCTTACAAAACAGGGTCATGAAGACATGGCTAAGATTATTAAGGAGCTATAAATGGCAATAACATCAGCAATATGTTCAAGTTTTAAACAACAAATTCTTGTAGAAGGACACAATTTAACCAATGGAGCAGATTCTATTAAGTTAGCACTCTACACATCATCAGCAACTTTGGGAGCAGGAACAACTGTTTTTGTAACCACAGGACAAGCAAGTGGTACTAATTATTCGTCAGGTGGAGCAGCTTTAACTAATGTTACTCCTGCCCTATCAGGCACCACTGCTGTGTGTGATTTTGCAGATTTAACTTTCGGCACAGCCACAGTTACAGCTAGAGGTTGTTTGTTGTATAACACAGCAAATGGTAACAAAGCATTGTGTGCTATAAACTTTGGTGGAGACAAAACAAGTACAGCAGGTGATTTTACTGTAGTTTTCCCAAGTCCTACTGCCACTGGTGCCATCATTCGTTTGGCGTAAATTTTACAGTTTATGGTAAACTTTTATGACAATAAAAGAGTTTACTTATGCCTTTAGCAAAATTTAATTTCAAAGCAGGTATCAACAAAGAAGAAACCGACTATGCAGAAGAAGGTGGTTATGTTGATGCTAATTTTATTCGATTCAGAAAAAATAGACCTGAAAAAATAGGTGGGTGGCTTAAAGCCAGTTCTTCTGCTTTTTTAGGCATAGCTAGAGCCTTGCATCAATGGGTTAGTCTTGGAGGAAGTAAATATCTTGGATTGGGAACAACTTTAAAATATTACATAGAAAATGGTAGTGTTTTTAATGACATTACTCCTATAAGGAAAACAAGCACCAACTCAATTACTTTTTCTGCCACCAATGGCTCTACTATTATTACGGCAACTGATTCTTCTCATGGTGCTATTAAAGGCGATTTTGTTACTATTAGTGGATCAGCTTCTCTTGGAGGCACCATTACGCCTGTTGTATTAAACAAAGAACATCAAATAGCAACTGTTCCATCAGCAAATACTTACACTTTTGTAGCATCAGCAACAGCCAATGGTAGTGATACAAGCAATGGAGGGTCAGGTGTTGATGGCTTGTATCAAGTTAGCGTAGGCTTAGATAACTATGTTCAGTCTACTGGTTGGGGAGCAGGAGCTTGGAGTGATGGAACTTTTGGATCAGCTACATCTTTAAGTGCAACCAATCAATTGCGTTTATGGTCACACGATAATTTTGGAGAAAATTTATTACTTAATATTCGTGCAGGTGGTGTTTTTCAGTGGACAGAAAACAATGGTGTAGGTACTAGAGCTGTAGCTTTATCTGATATTTCAGGAGCAAACAATGCTCCTACAGTAGCATTACAAGTAATAGTTTCAGAAACAGACAGACATGCAATTGTTTTGGGTGCTGATCCTATAGTTAGTGGCAGTAGGTCAGGTGTCATTGATCCCATGTTAATAGCTTTTTCTGATTCAGAGAGTGCTATTGATTGGAACCCTATTGCTACAAATTCAGCAGGGTCGTTAAGGTTGTCATCAGGCTCACAGATTGTTGGTGGTTTAAAAGCAAGGCAAGAAATACTTGTTTGGACTGATACCAGTATTTACAGTATGCGTTTTATTGGTGCTCCACTAGTTTTTTCAGTTAATTTAATTAACGAAGGAGCAGGATTGTTAGGACCTAAAGCATTTGTAAACGCACCCAATGGTGTGTTTTTTATGAGCAAACAAGGATTTTATTTTTACAATGGTGCTGTACAAAAACTTCCTTGCACTGTCCAAGAATATGTATTTGAAGACATTGACCTATCACAGTCCTACAAATGCCATGTGGCTTTAAACTCTGAGTTTTCAGAAGTTTGGTTTTTTTATCCCTCTATTGAGGATGGCACAAGAGAAATATCAAGATACGCTATGTATAACTATGAGGAAAACCTGTGGTCAATTGGCTCACTGGTTAGACATGCTTGGGTTGATGGTGGAATACAAAACACTCCACAAGCTACAGGCATTTCAGCAAGTGCTTATTACTTATACAACCATGAAACAGGTTTTAATGATGACACTGAGCCTATGGACAATGTATTTATACAGTCTGCTGACTTTGATTTAGGCGATGGAGATTCATTGGCTTTTGTAAAACGCATTTTGCCTGACATTCAATTTGTTAATTTACAAGGCACATCTCCTGATGGTGCTGTTAATATTGTGTTAAAAAATCGTGATTTTATGGGAGAAAACTTAGAAACAGACTCAACTTCAAAAATAACTTCTACAACCAACAAAGTAGATGTAAGAGCTAGGGGTCGTCAATTTGTGCTTAGGTTTGAGTCAGACGATGACAACGACACAGAAGATAGAAAAGATTACAAATGGAGGTTAGGTAACACTAGGCTAGATATACAGCCATCAGGTCGTAGAGGGTCATGACAAAACTTCTAGTGACAAGGTTGCCATTGGCTCAAGGCACTGATGTAACACCTGAGCTTTTCAATCGTTTAATAAGAATATTAGAGATTAATCTTGAAAATGTTGATCCTGACAGAATCCCTAGTTTTAACGCAACAGAGATTTCTCAATTGCAATTTGCAACAGGTAGTATAATATTTAATACTACAACTTCAATCCATCAAGCGTTTGATGGAACTAGGTTTAGAGACTTGTACAGTCATCAAACTTATCCAACAGGATTAGGTGTTACAATGAGTGTAGGAGCAGTAACAGTTACAATAGGTTAATTATGGCTATAAGCGAAGGACTACAAAAAAGAATCAACAATCTCACAAACTCTATGGCAAGTCCAATGGGCACCATAGGTGGTGGTACAGGAGCTATTTCAGACAAAGAAATGGAAATGTACATGAAAGCTAATCCTGATAAACCTTTGTTTGGTTCTCCAAGCATGGGAAATATAGGTGGTGGTAAAGGAGCCATATCTGACCAAGAAAGACAGATGTTAATAGAAAGTTTGGGCATGGCATCACCAACCAAAGGAGCCATATCAAACAGAGAAATGGAAATGTTTAGAGATGCTACTCCTAGCATGGGAACAATCGGTGGTGGTATGGGTGCTATATCTGACCAAGAAAGACAGATGTTTATGGATTCTATGCCAAGACAAACAGACGAAACCCAACAAGCTATTGATTCTTTAACACAAGAATTGCAAATGACTACTGATCCTGAAGAAGCTGAAGGATTGGGTCAAATGATTAATAAACTTCAAGCACAGATCAACGCTCCTATGGGTGCAATGGCACAAGAATTAGCCAAAGTAGGTGGTGGTGAAGACACAGCCTTGGCTCATTTACGACCGGGTGAGATTGTATTACCTCCTGAAATGATGGAAGACCCACAGTTTGAAGCTATGGTTGAGGATAAATTTAAAGGTTTAGGAATTGATCCTGCCCAAGCTGTAGTAGGCATGGGTATTGCTAGTCTAAACGAATCCACAGGATTAGAAGAGTTTGGTTTCTTTAAGAAACTAGGCAAAAAACTAGGCAAGGTAATTAAAAAAGTAGCTCCAATTGCTATGCTAGTGCCGGGCGTTGGTACTGCTTTAGGTGGTGTATTAGGTGGT